TGACGGGTTTTGCTGGATACAGCTTTCCGGTAAGGGGGGGGGGGTTGTGTCAGTTGGCCAGATGACATCGAGAATGGCCTATACGCTTAGTAAAATTTGGTAATACGGAGTACCAGTATAAGTGCTAAATGTGCCCGGTGCATTGGCATAAAAGCCACCAAATATAGTGAGGGAGTGATTGTTGTTGTAGTTAAGTGTGACGGAAGTCGAACCGCCATACCCCAACTGATAGAGGGAACCGCTGAGTGCTTTAACACTAACGGTGAGATTCCCGGAGCTAGGGTAAGCAGCGAACACCACCTGAATAACAAAGGGATTAGGAGGGGAGTTATCCTCATTAATAATGAGAGATAAGCCCGTGAGGTTGGGTTGCACGATGATATAACTATATTGGCGATAACTAATTTGAAATACAAAATTCGCGACGGTAGAAGAGAGAAGTCCCCAATACCTCAATAAATTTGGGGAGGTAATGGTTCCACATGTTAAGTTGGTACCAACAGTTAATGATTGACTCATAACAGAGTTGCCATTAAATGTTGTGGTACCTGTGACGTCTAAGTTACCCAATATTAACTCGTTGGTGTGAACAGTGCATGAGCCTGTGACATCGAGAAGGCCAGCGACGTAAGTATTGGGGATAGACGCGACACCACTAACACTTAAGTTGGTGCAGTTGGCTGTAGCCAAGGTTGAAGTGCCGCTGGCAGAGATAGTTCCAGTGGACATCGAGGCAGCAGTTACAACACCTGATGAGGCTAGTGAGGAACATGAGGCGGAAGTGAGTGTGGTACTCCCGGACACAGAAAGGGAGGAAAGTGAAGTGCCCCCAGTAACAGTGAGGGCAGCTAGAGAAGCAGACACACTGGAAGTGAGGGTTGTAGTATCCACAAGGCCCGCAGTGAGTTTACCGGTGAGGGTAGAGACACCGGGGACATTGATTGTCTGAAGGATGGCTAGTCCAGTAGATGTGAGGGTGGCGAGGGTGGTGCCGGAAGTAACGGAAAGAGTACTCCCACTAATGGCGCCAGTTGAGGTTATGGATGAAGCGGTTAAGGAAGTGGTTGTCGTGGGGCCTAGAGAAGTAGAACCTGGAGTGACATTAAGGGAAGTGGCAGTAATGTTCCCAGTGGAGCTAATGGACCCGGAGGAGAGCGTGGCAATGGATGTGTTGCCAGGGGTGATGATGAGGGATGCTCCAGTGATGCCAGCATTGGAAGTGAGGGTTGAAGCCCTCAATGCGCCAGCCAAAACTGAAGATAAGGTAGTGCCACCGGGGGTGATAGTTAAGGAATTGCCGCTGATGGTAGAAGTAGAAACAAGCGAACTAGCACTCAGGGCGCCAGAGGAAACGCTAGACAAGGTAGTGTTGCCTGGAGCAATAGTAAGAGAAGTTCCGCTGATGCTATTAGTTGAAATTAAACTGGCAGCAGTTAGTGTCCCAGAACTAACAGTTGCAAGCGAGGTGGCCCCGGTTATGGTAGCAGTTGCGGCACTAATACCGGTAGTAGAAGTGAGGGAGCTGGCAGTAAGCGCTCCAGAGGAGATAGAACCGGCATTGATATTACCGGAGCAAGTCAAAGTCGCAGAAGTGATACTAGCTGAGTTGATCACATCGGCGCATTTGACTTGACCCAAAACACCTGATGCTGGGATTCCGACACCCAAAGAATTCGCGATAGTTACGTTGGATGTGTCCTGCACGGTAACCTGAGGGACAAGCCCGGCAGACCCGGCTAGGCGGGAGCGGATGTATTTACGTTCAAATCTGACGTATTTAGACATCGGTTATGATATTTGTAGGGGGAAGAGAGGTTGCGCTG